AGCGAGCGTAAATTTTCCCGTATTTTTTGACCTTTTCGGCCTCATGTTCTTTCCCTATTTATTTGTATTGCCCATAACTATCTGATATACTGTAATCTGTAGAGTAAAATAAATATGCCAAAAGAACTTAAAAGTTATGCACAACGCAAAAAAGAACGTTGGAATAGTTTTTTTAAGCGTCCTTCAGCCGCGAAACGAGGATATGGAAGTTCATGGCAGCGTTTTAGGGCATGGAAATTAGCTAATTATCCGATATGCCAATATCCAGGATGTGAGAGAATGGCTACAGATGTTCACCATCTAACGCCTTTGTCTGAGGGGGGAGAAAATAGCGATCAGAATACGGTATGTCTTTGTCACCAACATCATTCGCAGATAACGATAAAACAATCTGGATTAAACGGGAGAGACAAATAATGGGCGAACGTGGCGCACCTCCTACCCCAACCGCAATTTTACATGCACGAGGCAGTAAACGAGCGAAATATCGAAATATACACGAACCGAGACCAGCGCCTTCTTTGCCTAAAATGCCTTCTTGGCTTGATGACATAGGCAGAAAAGAATGGCGACGTATGGTGCCGATGTTACACAAATTAGGGGTACTAACAAAACTGGATAAATCGGCGCTTGCGAGCATGTGTCAATCTTGGAGTGAATATATACATGCCATACAAGCTATTCGTGAAATGGGCGAACTAGTGGAAGCAGCAGAAGGCAGGCCACATTTGAACCCAATGGTTAAGGTTCGAGATAGCGCTTTTGATAAATGGCGTCGTATGGCGCGGGAATTCGGATTGACTCCGGCTTCGAGGCCACGTATTCAAGCTAATGAACCAGAAGGCGACAAAGACGGCGTAGATAGGTTTTTCATTAGATAAAAAGAAGGCCCGTCCTGGTTCGCATGCCAAATAAGCATTAAGCGTGACGAGCGCTGTTATATTAACTATACCATAAAGTTTTATGGAACGCAAGCCCATATGGCTAAAAAATCTACTCTAAGTGAAGCTATTCGTCAGCAATTAGATCGTATCATTTCTCTTATTCCTAATTATGATCCTAAAATTGACGCCGGAGACTGTTGGTTTGATTATGAGACAGCGCAACGGTCTCTTGATTTTTTTGATGAGGTATTAACACATACTAAGGGGGAATTAGCAGGACGACCTTTAGCGTTGGAAGATTGGCAAAAAGCTATTGTGGCTAATTTATTTGGCTGGAAACGGCCGGATAATACACGTAGGTATCGAGAAGTTTTAATTTTTGTGCCCCGTAAAAATGGTAAGACTACGTTACTTGCTGGTTTAGCAGTACTTGTACTGTTCACGGACAATGAGCCTGGTGCAGAAATCTATAGTGCAGCAGCGGATAGAGAACAAGCGTCTCTGGTATTTGAACAAGCAAAACAAATGGTGTTGCAATGTTCTGCTTTAGAAAAACGAGCAAAAGTTTATACTAAATCTATAGTTCTGAACAATACTATTAGTTTTTATAAATCTATCTCTGCTGAAGCTAATACCAAGTATGGCTACAATAGCCACATGGTTATTGTAGACGAACTTCTTGCACAGCCTAATAGCGACCTGATTGATGTTTTACGTACTTCTATGGGTTCTCGTAGACAACCTTTACTTGTGTATATTACAACATCAGATTATCAACGGGAGTCTATATGTAACGAAATTTATGATTATGCAAAAAAAGTTATACGTCGTAAAGGAGAAAATGAAGAAGAGTTTACAGATCCCTATTTTTTGCCTGTTATTTATGAAGCATTTGATAATGATGACTGGGAAGACGTCGAGGTATGGAAAAAAGCTAACCCAAATTTCGGTATAAGTATTTCTAAAGAAGCCTTGGCACGAGAATGCAACAAAGCTAAAGCTACTCCACGTTTTCTGAATGAATTCAAAAGACTTCATCTTAACATCAGAACGGCGCAAGCTACTAGATGGCTCCGTATAGATGAGTGGGATGAGTGCATAGATAATGGGGTTGATTACTCATATTTGAGCGGTAAACCTTGTTATGGCGGACTCGACCTTTCTTCTACTATAGATATATCGGCTTTTTCGCTTGTTTTCCCTGATATTGAACGAGACAAAGTGCATGTTTTAATGTGGGCGTGGGTTCCTGAAGCACAAGCAAGAGATCGTGAGCGCAAACACGGAATTCCTTATTCTGTCTGGGCACGAGATCATTTCATAGAGTTGACATCGGGCAGAACAATTGACTATGATAATATACGTAGTAAAATAGGCGAACTAGGAAAACAATATGATATTCAAGAAATTGGGGTAGATAGATATAACGCAACTCAAATAATTACACAATTAAGCAGAGATGGTTTTGAAATAGTGCCTTTTGGCCAAGGCTATAGGGACATGTCTGCTCCTTCAAAAGATCTTGAGAAAGCAGTCTTGTCTCACCAACTAAATCATTTTGGGAACCCGCTTCTTAGGTGGATGGCTTCTAATGTAGAAGTTATAACAGACAGTGCAGGAAACATAAAACCAGTTAAACCAAAACACGATAGCCCATATAAAATTGACGGCATCATTTCTACAGTCATGGCTATGGGATTAGCGGCCTTTTTTGACGAAGATTCAGCTAAATGTGTTTATGACACAAGAGGGGTCATTGTTTTATGAAGAATATTTTTTCCAAGGAAGCGCGTATAGGACGTAAGGCTAAAAAAATGCGTAAGCTTTACAAGGAATTGCGTGCAACATTACGTGACCCCGACGGGTGGTTATGGGATGTTTTGACAGGGGGAAAAGAAACTAACGTTAGTGGTCAAACAGTAAACGAACAAACAGCTATGGGTTTGGCGGCATATTTCGCTTGTATACGGAATATTTCAGAAGATATAGCTAAAGTCCCGCTGAATGTAAGACGACAGCTTAGACCACGAGGCAATGAGTTTCTTTATGATCATCCTGTACAGAAATTGCTTCATGACAAAGCTAATCCTGAAATGACTGCTTTTTCTTTTCGTGAGGTATTGACAGCTAACGCATTAGGGTATCATGGGGGATTTGCAGAAATTCAACGTGACGGTGCGGGACGACCCCTTGCTTTATGGCCTATTGATCCTACTACTGTTACTGTGTCTCGTACAGTAGGTACAAACGACCTTGTGTACGAGATTCGAGACGGCGCAACTACAAAAATACTTGAAGCAGATTCAGTTTTTCATTTACATGGGCTTGGGTTTGACGGGCGAACAGGATACGCATTGACTTCTATTGGTGCCGAATCTTTGGGAGCAGCAATAGGCATACAGAAATTTAACGCCTCGTTTTTTTCACATGGTGCTTGTTTATCAGGAGCTTTACAAGTTCCTGGCAAAATGGATAAACCAGCATTAGATATGTTGAAAGCATCTTTTAATGATGCGTTTACTAATGCCAGTAATAGCCATAAAGTAATTCTGCTTGAACATTGTGTAGAATTCAACCCTTTTTCTATTGATCCTGAAAAAGCACAAATGATTGAAAGCATGTTTGGTTCGATTGTGGAGATTTGTAGATGGTTTAGAATGCCGCCCCACAAAATTCAGTTTTTACTCTATGCAACTTATAGCAACATTACTTCACAAGCCAAAGAATACGTAGATGACTGTTTATATGCCTGGTTCGTTCGTTGGGAACAAGAGATACGTAGGAAACTTTTTAATCCGAATACTGAACGCGATTTGTATGCAAAACATAATGTCACAGCATTATTGAGAGGCGATCCCGATTCTAGAGCTAATTATTATATAAAAATGTGGAACGCTGGCTGCTTAAGCATTAACGACATACGAGAACTTGAAGACTTAAATCCTATAGGTCCGGCAGGTGATGTTTATTATGTGCCACTACATATGATGCCTGCTGACGAGGCTATGAAGAACAGGGTTGAAATAAAAAAGATAGTAGATGACTCACAGGATACACAAGATACACAAGATGAAAACGAATCAGATTCCAAGAAGAACAACCAAAAAGACGAAGATTCTCAAGAAAGATCCTTAAATGAGGTCTATCTAGCTCATCATAGTTTGCTGGAACGAGTATTTTCAAAGTTTTTATCAGTTGAGAAAGACAAAGTGACACGGGCTTTGAGGCGCAAAAATTTTACAGAATGGTTTGACGAATTTTGTGTGGAGCATCGCAATCACGTTTGTCCAGCAATCACAGACGTAATTGACGCCTACACCTCTTCTATTTGGGCTACAAAGCATAAAAACAGCCTTCCTAGCAATATTCGTAGCTTAATAGTTTATACAACAAACAATATTCTAGATGAATATATACAAGAAAGCAGAGCATTAGTAGAAAGCAAACAAGATTGGAGTCCAGAAATACGTGCTAGAGATTTAGCTACCAAAAGTATGCAACATCTTGATTTCATTCTCAAGTTAGGAGCAAAAGAATAATATGGCAGAAAAGATTCAAAGAGCGGTTATGCCGGATTCTACGGTAGAAATACGTAAAACAAAAGCAGGAAAAACAAAACTAGCTGGTTATGCAGCAGTTTATAATAGTTTGTCAGAAGATCTAGGGGGTTATTTTGAGGTAATACGTCCAGGAGCCTTTGACGAGTCTCTTGCAAGCAATCCAGATGTTTCTGCACGAATTCAACATGACGGCGGGCTTACAACTATTGGGCGTACCACAAACGGTACTCTTACACTACGAAGCGATGACAGAGGTTTATGGTATGAAACAACGGTCCCTGATACTCAAGCAGGCCACGATATCATAGAACTTGTGGAAAATAACTACATAGATAAGAGCAGTTTTGCTTTTATTGTAAAAGAAGGCGGCGATAATTGGGTAGTTGGGGACGATGATCTCGTTATTCGCGAATTGACAAATTTAGAACTTTATGATGTTGCTCCTGTAGATGGTCCGGCATACATGGCAACTTCTGTTGAAGCCCGTTCACAAACTAAAGCAAAAGCTAAAGAGGTACGAGAAGCGCACAAAAAGCTCAAAAAGAACAAGAAGAGGATTATAACGCAAACTTGCGGACAACTTTAACCA